AATAAATATACCTTATGTTTGATAAGGTTATTGAGTTTTCTACTCAAGAGGATTACCTCGCTTTAAAAGAAGACTATCCAATACCAGCGAAATTAAATATTCCAAGTTGGTTTAAAGAATTAAATCATACGGTTGAGCAAAGAACTGTAAAAGGGTGTATGCCTTTTTTAGATGCTTTAACTTCTGGTTACATTCTTAGAATGCCACAAGATTTAGCTATAAGGCATAATGTAAAAGATGATGAAGGCAAACCAATAGCTGCACAATTATCAGCAGCGAGTCTATCTGGTATGTTTGCTAACGTAAAAGGATTAAATATTAACAATGATAGTATTCAAACTCATGACCCTAGCCAATTAGGAAAATGTCCTTTTCATGAAAAAAATAAAAATTTACCCTATCATAAAATTTTAAATCCTTGGCGTATTAAAACACCTCCTGGATATTCTTGTTTATTTATGCCTTTACAAAATAATCAAGATGATAGATTTTATCCTATAACTGGTATTGTAGACACTGATACATTTATTAGTGAAATTAATTTTCCTATTGTAATAAATGGAGATAAATATCCTGTATTAGATACGGTGATTAAAAAAGGTACGCCTTATGTTCAAATCATACCATTTAAAAGAGAGTCTTGGAAAATGAAAATAAGTAAACTTACTACAAAGGATATTTATAGTTTTAGATTAAACTATGGTCTAAAAATTTTATATAATTACAAGCAGAGATTTTGGAATAAAAAATCATGGAAGTAAAGGATTTGATTAGGTACTATGATGATGTTTTACCTTTAACTGCAATATGCACATTAATCAAATGGTGTAACAAAGCACATTTTAATCAAGCAAGAATAACAGGTGCTAATAAAGGTGCAGAAACTGTTAATCAAAAAATAAGAGATACTAAAAATATAGATCTAAGACCAAATAATAAATCATTGACAAACGTACATTGGGCTAATTTAATTGCATCAACTGAGTTAAATTACATATCGAGATATGCACAAGATTTACAATTATCTGATTTTTTTATTAAAGGTATTACAGATTTACAAATCTTAAAATATGAAAAAGGTGGATTTTATAATTGGCATATAGATCATGCAGGTGAGGTTATACCTAGATCAATTAGTTGTATAATGTTTTTAAATAATGATTATACAGGCGGTGATTTAATGTTTAGAGATCCACAAGGAAAAAATGAAATGTCAGTTATACCAAAACCTGGAAGATTAGTTATTTGGCCAAGTTGTTTTATGTATCCACATACAGTAAAACCAGTAGAGGAAGGAATTAGGTATACAGTAGTATCATGGGCGGTGTAATAGGAAAAGATTTTAAATATAAAAAAATAAAATTTTTAGAAGATAACGAAATAGAGTTATTTAAAAATTACACAATAATTAGACATAGATATAATCAAACAAATTTTGATTGGAAGCAAAGCCCAGTTGGTGATACCATGTTTCATGGCGATGCTTTAGCAGACTCTATTTTACTTACTAAATTAAAATTAATGGAAAGAGAAACTGGCTTAGAATTATTACCTACATATTCTTTTTGGAGGATGTATAGTTTTGGATCTGATTTAAAAGAACATACAGATAGACCTGCGTGTGAGATAAGTGTTACTGTTATGTTAGGTAGTGATGGTACTCCCTGGCCTATATATATGGAAGACGAAGCTTTGGATTTAAAACCAGGTGAAGCTTGTATTTATATGGGGTGTGAGTTAAAACATAGAAGAGAAGAATTTGAAGGAGATTGGCACTCACAAGTTTTTCTACATTATGTAAACAAAAACGGCCCACATGCCAATCAAAAGTTTGATGGCCGTGATTTTATAGTATGAGGTAATTATGCAATTTCAACAAAACTTATCAGATGGTTCATGTAAAATAAAATTTTCTTGGAGAGAAAGATGGATATTGTTTACAAAAGGTGCGTTATATATGGAGCCACAAACATTTAGACATTTTTCTAATAATTTAATAAAAATTGTAGCTGATTGGACAGCAAAAATGGATCCAGATGTAAAGAAAATGTACTCCACAGGGGATGAACCTATACAAGGCAAATAATTAAAGTTATAATTCGTTATGGCCTTAAATTTAATAAACATACGTCCTGGTTATAATAAACAAATTACTGATACTGCTGCTGAAGGCCAGTATGTAGATGGTGATTTTGTTAGATTTAGATATGGTTTACCAGAAAAAATAGGTGGTTGGGAAAAGCTTACGGCAAATACTTTAGTAGGTGTAGCAAGAGCACAACACCAATATACAGATTTAGATGGTAGAATTTATGCTGCCATTGGTACTCATAAAGCTTTGTTAATCTATTATGGTAGTGCTTTTTACGACATCACACCTTTAGAAACAGCACAAACTGGAGGAACCTTCACGACTAACGGAACTACAACCGTAACCGTTAATTTATCTGGACACTCTTTAAACCAAGGAGATTTGTTTACTTTTACTTCAGTAACTGCACCCACTGGATCTGGATACTCAACTTCAGATTTCACAACCAATACTTTTGAGTGCACTAACAGATTGTCTGCAACGCAGTTTACAATTACCATGCCTACGGCTTCCAACAACTCAAACACCAGTGGCTCATGCACTATAAACAGATATGTGACGACTGGAGCGATAAGTCAAACTTTTGGATATGGTTGGGGTACAGGAGCTTGGTCTGGAGCTACTGGAGTAAACGATACCCTTAACGGAGCTCTACTAAACGATGCCAATGGAACTGGAGGATCTGGTACTACGATCAACATTAACTCAACCACTGGCTTTCCTTCTGCTGGAGTTATAAAAGTAGACAATGAATTAATTTCTTACACTGGATTAACAAGCACCTCAATTACAGGAATTACAAGAGCTGTAAACGGAACTAGCACAGCAGCTCACAATAGCGGAGCGTTTGTAGAAGTATTTACAGGTTGGGGTGAGGCTTCTCTATCTACTGCTTTTGCACTCGATCCTGCCAATTGGTCATTAGATAATTTTGGACAAGTTTTAGTAGCTACTGTTGCAAACGGCAGAACTTTCACTTGGCAGCCTATTAATAATAATTCAAACGCCTTGGATGTACGAGCTACATTAATGACAGGAGCTCCGACTAAATCAACAATGACAATCGTTTCAGACCAAGATAGGCATTTAATACACCTAGGAACTGAAACGACCATTGGTCAAACTACATCACAAGATAAAATGTTTATTAGATTTTCAGATCAAGAAAATTTTAATGTTTATGAACCAACGTCCACTAATACTGCGGGTACTTTTAGACTCGATGACGGAACAGAGATAAGGGCTGCTGTAAAGGGTAAAGATTATATTTTAGTTACAACTGATACCGCAGCTTACACTATACAATTTGTTGGTGCACCATTTACCTTTAGTATTAGAAAGGTTGGATCTAATTGCGGATGTGTAGGCCCACACGCAATGGCTTTCTCAGATGGTATTGTTTATTGGATGGATGATGCTGGAGGGTTTAACATTTTTAATGGTACGGTAGAAACATTACCTTGCAGTGTTGAAGATTTTGTTTTTACAACTAACAATCCAGGAGATCTAGGATTTAATTTTGATGCTGGTAAAGTTGTATATGCTGGAGTTAATGCTCTATTTAATGAAGTAACTTGGTATTATCCACAAGCAACTGCGGATGATAACACGAGATCAGTAACTTGGAATAGACAAGAAAATTGTTGGTACACTAATTCACTCTCACGAACCACGGCTCACGATGCTAATCTTTTTGAGAAACCATATAAGACAGAATTTAACAGCACTGGAACTCCAACTTTTCCAACCATACAAGGAGTAAGTAATTTAAACGGAGCATCAACTTACTATGCACACGAAGTAGGCACTGATCAAGTTGTAGGAACAACTACCACTGCAATTGAAGCTTTTGTAGAAAGTGGAGATTTTATGTTGCACGTTGATGGTGATGGAGAAGTATTTACTAAGGTTAGAAGATTTATACCAGATTTTAAAAGGCTTACAGGCAATGCGATTGTAACAATAAATTTAAAAGACTTTCCCTCGGACACCGCATCTTCCTCACCATTAGGCCCTTTCACTATAACTAGCTCTACAAAAAAAATAGATACTAGAGCAAGAGGAAGAGCGGCAAGTCTAAAAATTTCAAATAATTCTACTGGACAAACCTGGAGATATGGTACATTTAGAGCAGATGTACAGCCAGATGGAAGAAGATAAAAATTTTTTACATCCTAATATTTGTAATTATTGTATAGATTTAATTAAATCAAACCTAAACAAATCACATATGTTTGGTGATAGATATGTATTACCTTTTCATCAAATAGAAGACCCTACAATAAAATCATTACAAGAGTTTTATGAAAAATTATATTCGGATAAATATTTAAAAAATATTGAAATAGTATATTGGCCCGTTAATGAATATCATGATTGGCATGACGATACAAAATATTATGATTATACAACAATAACATATCTAAATGATGATTATGAAGGAGGCAGAACTATGGTAGGTGATATTACAATTGAGCCTACTATTGGAAAAATTGTTAAGTTTCCTGCAAATATAAGGCACTGTGTTTCTAAGTTAACAAAAGGAAATAGATATGTTATAGTGGCTTGGTTTAATAAAAATGGCAAAAATAACAGTTAACATACCAGATCCAACCAATGAATATGATAAAGGTAATCAACAACAGGTTACTCAATCAATTAATCAAATGAAAAATCAACTGAATTTTGCATTTCAAGAAGAGTTGAAACAAGAATTAGAAAGGTTTAATTTTTTTATAAATGGCTAATGTATATAAAAATGTCCCGTTTGATTTGACAACTTCAGCAGCTTTTGATGTTTATACATGCCCATCTAATGCAACGGCCATAATACAAAACATACAAGCTTTTAACATTGACTCTTCCGCAGTAAGTTGTTTTGTAAGAATGAAAGATGCATCTGATAGTTTAACTGTTATACCTCTTGCAGCAAAATCAATTGCAGCATCTTTATCTGCTAAATTAAATGACGGAATAATTATTTTAGAAGCTAGTGATGTATTACAATTGCAAACAAATAGTGCGACAGACAAAGTTAGCGGATCAGTAAATATTCTAGAAATTAGTAGATCTGACCAAAATGGCTAGAGTAAAATTTACACATTACGTTCCTCGACCAAAACCTCGTAAAAGGCCTGGTCGTCATTCTAAAAAATTAAACAAACATGTTGCGAGATCTTATAAAAAATACAACCGCCAAGGCAGAGGTAAATGACAGAAGATAAAATTAAAGTTTTTGAAAATCTTATACCTTTACCTTTTCAAAACGAATTAGAAAGTTTATTCGAAAAGAACGATGATATTAAATGGTCTGTTTTAAATAAAATTTCAAGAAACCCAGATGAGTTTAAATTTGACAAAAATATTATAGAAGCTCCTGGTGCTAGTCACATATTATTTTGGGATGGTGATATCGCTTCTGTGCACTTTCATGCCGTAAAACCCATATTATATTATTTAGAAGAAAGAGCAGATATTAAATTAGATCAACTAGAGAGAATAAGAGTAAGAAAAACTTTTTATGCAAAAGGCCATGACGAAAATAAATATACACCTCCCCATGTAGATCTACCAGAGTTAGAAAATTATATGTCTTTAGTATATTATGTGCATGATACAGATGGAGATACATTCTTTTTTGCTGAAGAACATGAAGTTGGAAGTAAAGACACATATTTAAAAAAAGGCACTATAATTAAAAGAGTTTCTCCAAAAAAAGGTTCAGCAATTTTATTTCCTGGACGTACATTTCATGCGGGTAATTCACCTATTAATAATAATACTAGAACAATAATTAACTTTGACTTTACAACCCTAACATAAAATGTATAATAATTTTTATTATGGCAGATGAAACAATAATTCCAGCAAAAGTAAAAGAAATAGTAAAGCATAAAAGAACAGGCAAAGTCTATGCTGATAAAGCAGCATTTGATGCAGACGTGGCTGATCCAAATACAGATACAACTAATGATGACTTCAGACAAGATTTAGAAGTTACAGTTGCATCACTTCATACAAAAGGCGATACTCAATAATATTTTATGCAGCCTATCGGAGGAACCGAATTACAGTATAACTTACTGTATCAGCACGTTGATAATAATTTATTAGACAATTTTCAAATAACTACTTCTGTCCCAGAAAAAATTCCTTTGGCAAAAGATAAAATAAATATTTTATGGATACAAAATTCATACGATCAACCTAACTTAGCACCTTGGTTTAAAGATCCATCAAACCACGAAAAATATTCTTGGTATGTTTTTAATAGTCATTGGTGTGCAGAAAAATATAGAATGATGTTTAAAGTGCCTCCTGGTAGATGCACCGTAATAAAAAATGCAATCGCAAAATTCCCTAATGAAATAAAACAACACAAAAAAGGTGATCCTATTAAATTGTTTTTTTCTTCAACTCCATGGAGAGGATTAAATGTTTTACTAGGAGCCATGCAGAAAATAAACAATCCTGCAATAACTTGTGAAGTTTTTTCATCAACAAAAATATATGGATCTAGTTTTGAAGAGCAAAACAATTCAAGATATCAACCCCTGTTTGATCAAGCAGAAAAATTACAAAATGTAAATTTTCATGGTTTTGCAGATAATGATAAAGTATTAGATAAATTAAATGAGTGTCAAATTTTTACTTATCCTAATATATGGGAAGAAACATCTTGTATATCTGCAATAGAAGCATTGTCTTATGGGCTTCATGGTATTGTAACTAATTACGGAGCTTTATTTGAAACTTGTTCAGAATGGCCAAC